GCCATATGGAGCTACCAGTTGGCGAGTTTATTACAGAAGCACTTGAAAAAGAGGTTCCCGAATCTGCACGGACTCTTCTAGAAGCAAACGTAAAGGATGAGATCAAACATGATCTCGCCCTTACTTATATCACGAACGCTATAGGCGTTGATGAGAAAGCAGAATATGAGGCTCTCAAGTTACGTGATGCTTGGGAATCTCACCCTGATCACACTATATTAAAAGCATTGGTAGCTGAACGTGCTATATTCTTTGTTATTTTGCCTTTCTTTCGCTTTTGTGGCGATCCTGGTCTCAGAACGGTGGCAGCTGATATTTCCAGAGATGAACAAGTACACGTTGCCTGTAATTCTCTCGTCAGTTCTGCTATGGGTTTACGCCCTAGTAATTCTTTGGACAAACTTAGGAAGGCCACGATTAATTGGATCTTTCAGCCACT